AGCGTACCAGAGGTTATTGAAGAAAAAGAAGAGGCAATGGAAGAGCCTAAATCTACTGAGTCAGAACCAGTAACAGAAGAAAAGGAAGTAGCAAATAATGAATCAAAAGAAGAGTCAAGTCCAAAAGAAGAGGAACCCAGTAGCAAAAACACTGAGGAATCCGAAGTACAGCCAGAAGATAATGGAGAAGAAGACAGTGTACAACCGGAAGGAAGAGAAGAAGTGGACACCGAAGACAGGATTGCTACAGATGTTACAAAAGTAGAGACAAAATTAAAACAAAATTTAAAGAAGATAGCTAAACAAATAGCTAAAGTAACAAAAGAAACAACTCAAAACTTATCAAAAGAAGACTTATTTTTTAAAGAGAATAGCCTCGAATCGTATAAACAAATAGCATTTTATTCTGCAAAAGATATATATGCTAATACAAACATAGGGCTATTTTTACAAATAGATTTATCTTCATATTCTGGAGATATATACGTAGGAACATCTTTAAGTTCTTACGCAGATAACGACCCTATAGAAATACATAGGGTTAAATTATTAAATATAAATAAAACAAAACAAAGATTAATGGCTGAACTGGAGGCACTTAAACAATGAATAACATGGTAACTAAACTTAGTTCTGTAGCAGCACTTTTAGGAGTGATAGGTGCTATTGGTGCAGGATTTGTACAATATGGAAAACTAACAGCAAAAATTGTTGAATTAGATAATCGTAAAGCCGTTATTAATAACACTGTAGACTTAGCACCTATTGAAGAAAGAATCTCAACATTAGAAGTAGAATTAATTGACAGAATTAATGTAGTAGAAGAACAAATTAAACCTGTAGATTTAACTTTAGTATTTAAAGAAATAGGTAAAGTTAAAGAGCAAATAGCTATGCTACCTAAGCCTGTTAATACAAAACCTATTTATGATTCTCTTAAAGAATTAGAAGAGTATGCTTGGGAATTAGAAGAAGATATTGAGGAGTTAAGTAAGCAGACTGCAATTGTGTCAAAAGAAAATGAACTTCAAAATATTCAAATACAAGAAGTTAAAGAGCGTAATAGTAATCCACTAGGAGGATAACAAATGGCATTATTGTTTGACCAAAATCAAGGAAGTTTTCGAGACACAGGAAGTCAACGCTCTCCTGTAAAAAAGAATACAGGAATAATGCGTAAAGAAATGTCTAAGCTAGATGAGGTAGCACCTCGTGGTCATACACTTGCATATATTACACCAGAAGAAGCTAGAGTATTAAACAAAGGTGGTGGTGGCATAGACCAAGATGGTAGTCAAATGATGGGGCCAAATGGTATTCCTATGTATGCAGGTTACGACCACAGACAGAGAAAAACTAGTTTTGCTACTAAGCCTATTAGTTCTAGGCCTTCGGGTAGAAACTATAGTAGTGGTACTAGTGAAGAAGGTGATAAAGCAATTGATAAAAAAAACATAGCACCTAAAACAAATTTTAATAACAATAGTGGTACTAGTGAAGAAAACGATAAAGCAATTGATAAAAGAGGCATAGCACCTAAAACAAATTTTAATACCGATAACTTTATGGAAACAGTTGGCAATTCAATTGGTAAAAATAAAGAAACTATTAATAATGGACTATTAACAGACCCCGGTTTACTTAAAGCTCTTGAAAATAAAGAAAAAGGTGATGGAATATTAGAAAGAAAAGGTGATGTATCAAATAAAATTATTGACCATTTAAAAACTAATGCTCCTCAAACTGAAAAAGAACAAATAGAGCTACTTTATGTAGTTGATAAATTTCCTAACATCATAAAGAATAAAATTAAAAAATCTGTAGATGATGGCACAATTAGTTTAATGGTAGATAAAAATAATAGACTAACATCTGATGTTAAAACATTAGAACCATTACTTACAAATTATCCTACTAAATTAAAAAGTAGACCAGAGGGCATGCCTTCAATGATAACGTATTCGACTACAGTAGGAGATAGAGTTATTAATAACACATATGCAAAACTTTACAATGATACAAAAAATACTTTTATAGCAGAGTATAGCACTTTATTTAATACAAAAAGTTACGATAGTAAGTTTAATACACTTCTTGTTGCAAATGATATAGCAAATCAAATAGGGCTATCTACTTGGGAAAAAATAGGAATTGGTATAAATACTATGACTGGAGGTTTATCAGGAGATGCAACTAGTTTAGATACAGCCGGAAGTGTTAAAGAAGGAACAATGAATAAGGTAATATATGAAGTATTAGCTGATAAATTTAACAGCGATTTTTCATGGAGAAAACATCAACAAGTAAAGGTAAATAGAAGTGTTTTTCCTGTTGATGGATGGGTTAGAATGCAAATAGAGGAAAAAGGTTTTGCTGAATTGGGAGAAAGAGGAAAAGGCCCAGTGTATATTGAAAAAGATGGTAAAATAATTCCTGTTGTTCGCTCATATAAAGACTATAGTAAAGCTATGTATGTAGATGATACAGGTCAATTAATAGAATATGACCCTCCCGAAGGAAGTTTAATGGAGAGAGGAGATATTGTGATAGGGGATATGAGAACAGAACAATTTGTAAATACTTCAGAATCAAAAATTCCTTTTTTAAATACAGCACTAAGTGGGGTAGGCCAAATGGGAAAAACCCCCGAACAAAATTTTTTAAATTCTTATGGTAATAGATTAAACGAAGTTAATGTAAGAACAGAGAGACCTTATTTAGCTGTACAGCCAGAAATAAAAAAAATAATGACTGATAACCCAGAAAAATATGGTAATATTGATGACGCATGGTCAAGCAAAGGTGGCTATGCTGATGCGTCTAAAAATTATATAGGTGGTTTTGAATATGGATATTTTGGTTCAGACTATGCAGATGAGTATATAAATTTAGCAATGATTTATCAAGCTAGAGATTTTAAAACCGGAGTAGAAAATAATAGTGAGGTTAAAAAAGAAGATTCTTTACCAGATGCGTTAGATAATATAGCAGGAATAAGACTAGGACAAGAGTGGGCAAAAAAAGGATTACCTTTTCCTACTATTGAACAGTTAGCTGAACTTAGTCTAGAATACGCAGATGTAGTTAAACGACCATTGCTAAATAATAATTCATTAATGACTCCATAATTTAAGCATTAGCCATATTATCACTTAATTCTTTAGCTCGATTAGGTGTCTGTTTAGCCCAACGTGAATCGAGCATCTCAATACTTGCAGTTTTTGTATCATTATTTTGCAATGCCTTAATCATATTTTTAAATTTACCTACACCTGCAAACCCCATTTGAAATATCATTTCACATATAATTTCTTTTGCAGTGTCAGATATACTACGTAAATTATTTTCATCACAAAATAATTGCATTAAATTCCAACCATTTTGAAAGTCCTTTTCAAATATTTGTTCTAATTTTTCTTTAGAGTATTCTTTCCCATCTACTAAATCATCTGTATGTACTACCCTATGGCCATAGCCTATAGTGCGAAATCCTTGACTACATTTATAAATAGTGTTTCGATATCCTTCATGTATTTTAATTTTTTCTTTAAGTGATTCTTTTGACATTATCTTTTTTCCTTTTTAAATTTACGCCCTACTACAAAGACGATACTATTAATTACTGTATTAATTGTTACCATACTTAAAATCCACCATTGCCAAAATTCTACACTCATTAGTATTTTGGTGTAACGTTAAATGATATACTTCTTCTAATTCCTTTACCACGAAAAGGATATACTTGATGTTGCAACCAACTAGGAAAAAACATCACTTTACCAACAACAGGTTTAAACGGAAATTTAGGATTAAGTAAAGGGTGAGGGTCTGCAAATAACCATTCTATCCAACCTGCATGGTCTTTCTCTTTATCTTTTTCTACAGATTCTGGAACCATTGTCCATCCTGCCGCAGAAACTAAACCCGAGTGCATATGAGGAGGATTAAAATCTCCGGCAATAGAATTAACAATCCAACTATTATGCAAATCCACTCCAGTAATATCACCTTTAACATTTTTAATTTCTTCATCTGATACTGCTTGCCCCATGTAAGTTTTCATATACATATTTAAACAGCTTGCCATCCAATTAAAAAAACTAGGATACTCTCCTAATTTTTCTTGCCATATATGA